GCATCATGACAGAATGCCCACACGTTCGGAATCTTCCGGTTCTCACCTGTGCCGGATATGACATCATAGCCGTACTGCAAGGTGCTTGAACCACCTGCATCATTGAACACAAGATCAAGCGCACCGATTGACTTTGCCCATGCTCGGCACTGATCTGGAGTTAATTTCCCTTTGGTGATAGCAAATAGGAATCTATCTGCGGTTCTGATCAGCAAACTCTGACAACATGCATACGTTCGCCGCCATGCCACATTTGGTGAAATGTATTCGGTGTCCTGTCCGTTGTGCATGAGAACCATAGCCGGAGAACCTGCGCATTCGATTTCACCACGCTGATACCAGAAATCAGAATCATTGCCGACTTCTGTTGTGCCATCGTATTTCACAGCATAGTAAATGAACTGTCCTTGTCTCGGTACTTCCCACACGTTTATGCCGCATCTTATACCGTACTGTTCGCCGCTCTCCATGCTGAAGAAGTTAGCGTTTAATTTCATGTCATACACTGTGCCAAGTGTGTCAACATCTTGAATCGGTTTCGGTTCGGATGCCGCCATGAAGGTCAAGCGGTCGCCGTCTGGGCATCCGCACACAATGATTTCAGTTCCGGCATACATGTCTATGCGCTTTTCCCATGATCCAATCATGTCAAACCCTTTCCATCTGAGTGCGCCCACCCAATCGTTTCTCAATTCAGCAAAACAGAATAACATATTCCCGTTCTGCCGTTCTCCAAAATATGTGTTTCCTTCCCAATACATTGCGATATGAGAAAGCACACATGATGAACCTTGCGCCCAGATGCACCAGTCACCCTTGCGCACCTGGTTCTTATCGGTGATGTACTCAAACCACTTGGAAAAGCCTAATTGGTCACGATAAAACCAATAACCGTCAGCATAGTTGTTCGGTGTGGCTTTGACAGGAATGTCTGCCCACAAGCAAAACGCTTTGAAACCGTCAACGCACTGAACACCATATGCTCCGTCATAGTCGAACGCTTTGAATTTGTAGGCATCCACAAACTGCTGTGGTGTTTTCATGTGCATCACCTTCTTTCTAACAGAAAAGGCACACCTTCCGATGTGCCTTGAATTTGTGGGAAAACCGCCATGCATGCTGACGGCTTTGCCTGTTCCTTTTCGGAAACAATAATTCCCTTGTCTCGGTTTTTTGCTGATTCATGCAATAGCCTAAATGCAAGGGATGTTTTAACAAAATCTGTTTGTTAATTCACCCTGTAGTTTGTTTAACTAGATGGTTTAGTTATAAAACTGATATACAGTGTCGCATTTGATACAGCAGATGTTCCAACATTTCTGATTGTGTAGTGAATATCACCATCAGAATCGTACTTACGAACATTCGTAAATACCACATTGTTGTTTCCAGAGTTGAATCCGGCAAGTGCAAAGATAGAGTTTCCAACTGCTGAACTAACTGTTCCGGAATATACTGCTCCTGCCGCAAGTGAATATGTATATGACGCTGATTCGTACTGAAAATATGATGAAAGTACGTTTTCGATCTTTGTTTCCAGAACCTTAGCGGAAATGGTTCTTGCAGTAGTTGCAGTGCCGGTATTTGCTTCGGTCTGAGACATGTTGGTGTATGTTGTGTTCAGATCAGTTGAGTGACCTGCCCATACCCAATATGTCCCATCATATACATATTTAATATATCTTTCCGCATAGCCGCAGACTGTTGTGCTTGATCCAGTGTATGCCGATGCGCCGTACCAGATCGGCAATGCACCTGTTCCGTTTACATTTAACGTGACATCTGATGCACTGTTTGAATTTGTAAACTTCACATAAATCTCGACACCTTTAGTCAGTGCAAATCTTGGATCATCTACCGTTATGACCTTCGCTGCCGTTGCCGCCGCAGTGTCACATTCACCTAAATATAAATGATCTGTCGAATACTCGTTTGTCGAATAGACAACAGTATATCCACTAGTCGGTGCGGCCGCTCCTGTTGTTCCAGAGAACAGTTCTGTGCTTGACAGCATTGCGGTTCTTGACGATTCTTTCAGCAGAGTGAATGAGTAACGCTGATACCTATGCTCTATCTTTACCCAAAGCTGAACCGTTCCCGGAAGACCGTCTGTGTTAAACGCAATAGCGAAGTCTGATGCATCGAAGCCTGTGTTTGACAGCCATATGAGATTGTTCTGAAGCGATGTCGGTGAAAATCCGGTTGAACCTGTTCTGGCGTGCAGTCTCAGTATGCCAACCTTACGTCCGTAATCTTCGCTGGAACTTGGATACAGAGCAGAAACAAAGAATATCAAATCCCTGTCTCCAGCAGACGATGGCATTGACGATTCGGCAACTTTGAACCAATTGTCTGCGCTGTCAGTATTCGGCTGACCGATTACGCAACTTTTGAGTGTCTGAGCCGGTGCTGATGAAATAGCATTTTGAATAGTTGTATGCAATACTTCGGCAGATATCAACTTTGCCCAGTCAGATGTACCTGCATCGGCTTCTGCCTGTGTCATAGTTGCATACTTTGTGTCATTGTCAAATGATGCACCTGCCCACACCCAATAATCATCAACATAGACATACTTGATAAAGGTGTCACCACGACCGCACACATCTGGATCAGTATTGCCAGACAGTGTGAAATCATAGTTATCGTAATAAATATTCTTTGGGCCGCTTGAGCCAACATTCAACTGCACATGACTTGCAGTGTTATTGGCCGAATTAAAATGCACGAATATAGTAGTTCCGTTTTTGACTCTGTATAGGATTGAGCCATCCGGTATCGTTACAACCTTTATGCTTTCGCTTGGGTCTGTGTTGCATTCGCCTATATACACATCTGATTTGTGATAGTTGAACACATCGTTTAATGTAAGCGCAGAGATTAGACTGGCTGTTTGATCGGAGCCTGCTAACGCTTCTGAGTATGTCATTTCGTGATATGAAGGAACAGCCGCCGCAATTCCGATGGTTTTACCAGAAGCATCTGGTGTGATGACAATGTTGCTGCCTTCGGTAATCGTCAGCGTATCATTCGGACTGCCAGATGATACTGTGGTATTTCCGACTTTTACTTTTCCGAATCCGTTTGCCTGTCCGTTTTCGATCGTATCATGCAGAACCTTCGCACTGATCAGTCTGCCGGTGGTCGCCGTTCCTGTGGTGGCTTCGCTTTGCGACATGGATGAATATGTCGTGTTGTTGTCTGCACTGTGGCCAAGCCATACCCAATGCGTACCGCTGAACATGTAACGGATATACCGATCAGCAGTGCCACAGACAAGCGCACTGTTTGAAGTGTACTCTGCCGCATTGTAGTAGATCGGATATGCACCAGATGAATTCACGTTCAGTGTGCAATCTGAAGCAGTGTTTGTGTGTGTGAATTTCACCACTACCTGCACACCTGCGTGAAGATGGAATGATGAACCGACTGTCACAGTCTTTGCCGCCACATCTGCCGCAGTCGAACAGTTACCCATGAACACCGTTGAATAAATGTTCTGGTCAACGATCTGCGATGTGTACGGATACACCGCTTTGTTATTCGCATTCGCACTGATCGAATTGTTGACAGATGATGTGATGACATTTCCGAATGTCGGCAGATTCACGCTTTCACCAACCAGTTTGGTCTGCGTGTTTGCCCATCCTTGATATGTTGGTGTCCACTTGTTTGAAGTGATCACCAGATAGTTCGTGCCGTCATAAATGAATGTGACCGATGCACCTGCCGGAATAACTCCGGCTGTGATCGCCGCACCGTTAAACCAGATCGGTTTAGCACCTGTTCCGTTTACGTTCAGCGTGGCATTTGCCGGAAGCGCATATGTAAACAGCACTGTCACTCTGGAACCTGTGACAAGCGTGAAGTTTGACAGTGCCGCTACCTTTGCCACTGTGGCTTCGGCAGTGTCGCATGTCGTGTTGTGTCTGATCGCCGCAGTACCTGTGAATGTTACACCGTCAATCGCTCTGCCTGTCTTCAATCTGGTGGCATATGTCGCATCTGTCGCAGTGTCCGCAGAATCAGCATGACTGACCGATGCGGATTCAATCGCCTTGTTCAATACATATGCTGAAATTACTCTCGGATCACGAGATGTTCCGGCTGTGGCTTCTTCTTCTGTCATTTCTGAATAAGATGTACCGCCACCGCCAGATGAATCACCGCTGACCAGACCGATTGCTTCAATCGCACTGTTCACCGAAGCCTTCAGCGCTCCGATTGTCACGGTTTCATATTCTTCTGTCAGTACATTGAATTCATAGCCGACAATTCTGCGCTTCACTTCGGTGTTATACATGGAATTGATCACGGTCACCGTGTCACCGATCTGCATGTCGGTGTCGGTGATCTGCATGTGATCAAATGCCACATTGAGATTCACAACAATGTTGCCTTTGTTCTGAATCCATGTAGCCGCATAATTATCTAACTGTTCTTCCGTTGGCGGTTCTGCGAATGTGCCGGAACAGTCCAGAACTCCGGTTCTGGCATAAGGAAAGTTAGTCGCCAGATCGGAATAATGAACTGAGCCAACCACCACAGTGCCATCTTCTGCCGCCCAGAACGGAATCACACCGGTCAGCGAATCTGTCCAAGAAAAGTCCTCGTTCAGATCGAACGCTGTCATGTTCTTTCCGTACAAGATACGGATGTTGGTTTCTCTTCCCCTTCTGTTCAGCAGTTCGATATCATAATTGTTGTAGTAATATTCTCCGCCGTATGTATCCAATAATGAACCAGATACACCGCCCATCAGTTCACGGAATGTTCTTGGCACACTGATCTTCATTGCGGAAGATACAGATTTGTCTGTGGTAATCGTGAACGGGTTTGTTTCGGTCGAATTGTTCTTCATCGCAGTCAGAGCCGTTGCAAGCGAAGTCGCCTCGAACGGATTCACAGGAATCAGTTTCCCACGATACTGCACGATGTGTGTCGCATAGATTTCGCAGATACCGTCAATCGGCTTTTTGATATGCTCTACTATAAAGCCCTGTCTCTGGTCGTATTTATTCGGCTGAACTGCAATGCATGAACCGATGTGGATGTTCTTAAACTGCGGATCATCCACAGCGATCTGCATTGTCAGTGAATATTCACCGTTCAGTTCTTCTTTGACAAATGCACTGACAGTTTTTGTCAGAACACCGATTCCGTTCGTGTCAAACCTGCTCGGATTGTCTCCAAATAACCTTGGTCTCATACCTTCCACCAATTCGCCTTAGTCTTTAATGTCGTAGGGAAACTTTCCACGTTGACGATGTTTTGTTTGTCGATCGTGATCGTGTCACACGTTCCGCCGATATCCCCATAGACAGAAATGTATTCATCTAATGAATATTTCTTGCCGCTTTTTAATGCATAGAACTGTTCAAGTTCTGGATCATACACCACATTGATAAACTTGTTCGTGTATCCGCTCTTTGTCGTTGAATAGGATTTGATCAGCACCGAAGCAACTGAATTCGGCATTGTGCCGAACTGGAATGCCACAAGTGATTGCCATTTTTCAACACCGTTTGAAAATCCAGTGATCTTTGCGAAGTAATCGCCACGATTCGCAAGCGCAGAAGGCAACTGAAACTCCCATGTGAACATCGGAGAAGCACCGACCGCTGTTGCCTGTGAGACTGTGACAGTGTCGCCGCTCATCACCTGCTCTGTCGCTGTGACTGATTCATTATCAGATGTCGGATTGATCGTGTACGTGAATGAGCCTTTCTCCAGAGCAACAATCACACCGTATGTCATCGGTGTTGGTGATGAATATGTACAGGAAAGGTCTTCAATCGGTGTGCCTTTTGTGTATGCAAATAATGTGTGCAGTGACTTCAGTTCATATGTAATTGGATTCCAGTTCAGACCGCAGAAAGCCGCAAACGTTAAATCTGTGATACTCAGCGACAGTGTAAATGGTGTCCTTGGGTCTGGTGTTTCAAAGTATGCAAAATAGTAACTATCTGGAATTGCCGCTAAAGGCAGTTTGCTGATCAGTTTCTGAATAACAGGATGCTCTCTCGTCAAAACACGATCACACGGATTCGCTTGGCTTAAGTTAGAAGTGATAGTGTTCGCCGTCACAAAAAACTTCTGTGGCATGCAGGAGAAATAAACTGTGAACGTTACTTCATATGCGCCGCTTGCATCGAACGGTTCGCATTCAATCTCCTGTGCGAGATATCCCCACTGGTATGTTGTCGGCTCATAGTCCGAAGAAATCCGCATGTATCCAGATGTGGAATAAATCAGTTTCTTGAACGCATCTATGTTGGCATCGACATTCGTTTTGCAGAAGCAGTCAAACCTTCTGATGATGTTCTTCATGCGTTTGCTATACTTCAGCATGTCGCCGTTTACAGAAGGGATTCCGTAAGCATCATAGTCGTATTCTGGAGAATTCAGAAATGTGTCTGAACTGATAAAGATGTTCAGACTTCCTGTGCCTGTTCCGTTTATGTATAACTGTTTCATCTCCACCTCTGATTGTTTCTCTGGATCACTGTTGTCAGTTTGTCGATTGCCAGATCAGCGACCTCATTCGCATTCAGACCGGCACCGTTCACTGTCATGTTCACTGTGACATTACCGGCACCAGAAGCCGCCGCAATCATGTTCATCAGTTTGTTCGTGCCGATGACTAATTCAGAACCGCCACGGTCACCAAACTGTTTGTCTCCGTTGATTGTCGGCAACACAGTCGGTCTGGTAAACATCACCGCATTTGTATATGCAGATGCATATGGTGTGACATATCCGTTTCCGCCGCCATGGTATGTGGTTTTGTACGTATTTTCATAGATGTTCACATTTACATCTTTATCCATGTTCGTGTTGTCAATTTTCTTTTTCATCGCATCAATTGCATTTTTGACAACATCCACAGCACTATTGAATTTACTGCCGATTGTGTTTGCGACATCCGCAAACTTATCGCTTGCCGCTTTGACAATCGAACTGTTTTTTATGGATGAAATCGCATTGGACAGGAAACCTGTGACTGCATTGTATGCGTTTGTCATTGCTCCGCTGACAGTTGAATAAACGGAATTAAAGATGTTCGATGCCGCCGCCACAATTGAACTGCTTGCGATTGCGTTATAAGCGTTGGACATCGCAGTTCTGATGGAACTCACGACATTTGAAAAAGCAGTAGCAACCGCATTTCTGATCTGGTTCGCCTTGTTGGTGATCGCATTTCCCAGATTGTTGAATTCCTGTTCTGCTGTGCGCTTTGCGGCGGAGACATTGTCAGAAACAGACTTTTTGATTTCGCCCCATTTCTTTTTCATGTCGGCACTGAGTTTTTTTGCCCATGACATAATACTGTCCCAATTCTTATAAAGCAGTACACCTGCCGCTACCAAACCGCCAACAACTGCAATCACACCTGCGAACGGTGCAATCAGTCCCAGAACCGAAGTACCTGCCGCCACTGCCGCACCGCTCAAGGCAGTGAATACACTGCTCACCACAGTCACAATTGTGTTCAGATTACTAAGTAATGAAGCCACAGGAGAAATCGCCGCTACAAGTCCCAGAATGCCTAATATGACAGTCTGTGTTGTTCCATCTAAGTTTCCGAACCAGGTAACAACTTTGACCACAGCATTCACCAACTTCTCCATTGCCGGAAGTAACGAAGTTGATAACGATGCACCCATCTTGAAAAAAGCCTGTGTGGTGGTGTTCTTCAGTTTATCCATCTGGTCATTGAACTGAACAGCAGAAGCAACCGCATCCTCACTCATGATCAGACCTGTGTTTTCCGCTTCTTCTCCTAATGCCTTTAAAGCCGCACCGCCATCATCGACAATCCCTGCCATTTCCATCGCAGACTTGCCGAAGATTTCCATGCTCAGCGCATCACGTTCAGTTTCATTGTCTACCTTGGAAAGTGCTTCAATCGTTTCATAGAAAACAGAATTGGCTGACCGGAGATTTCCGAAAACATCGGTCGTTTTAACTCCCAGAGTTTCAAACGCAGTCGAACCGGAATTCATGCTCTTGGTCAGTTTCGTGACCGCACCTGTCATTGATTCCATGCTGACATCGATAAACGATGACGCATACTGCATCTTTTGCAGTTCTTCGACCGTGAAGCCTGTGACATTGGACAGTGTCAGCAGATCATCAGCAGATGCCGCAGATTTGACCGCCATTGCGACCATACCGGCAGCAGCTCCTGCCGCCGCAGTAGAAATGACTTTGGTCTTGTCAGCAACTCCCTTTGCCTTTGCTGAGAATGCTTCAAGTTGCGGATGACATGCAGCCGCCTGTTTTTCAAGGTCTTTCAGTTTTGAAGTTGTCTCAACTAATTCTCTTTGTAATGCCCTCTGCTGTTCTTGGTTCTCTTCCGTGATTCCGACTTTCTCCATCTGCTGAAGAGCCTTTTTTAATTCATCTTCACGCTTTCTGGTATCGTCTACCGCTTTTGTCAGATAATCCTGTTTCTGTCTGAGCAAATCAACGTTTGACGGATCAAGTTTCAGCAGTTTGTTGACATCTTTTAGTTTTGACTGTGTATCACGTAAGGAAACATCAATGGCTTTCAATGATTTTTCAAGTCCGCTTGAATT